TCATTACCTGGATATTTACTACCAAATTTTATTTTTTGAGCATTATATTTTTCTTTATCTGGTAAAAGAACTACAGACCACTTCCCTTTCTTGTCTGGTTTCCATACAATTTTCGTATCTTTAATACCATTACTCCATATAAAATTACCTTTTGTTACCATCTTTCCTCCTGAACCTTCTATATAATCTATTTGTTGATATATTTTTTCTGAATCAAATAAACAATCATCAGTACTAACACGAAAAGCTTCTTCTGGAGTCCATGGAAATTGTCTCTTATGTTCAGCTAATTTATTAGTATCGTTTTTAAAACCATCTCTTATCTTTTGTAAATAATCTTTACTTCCTATTTTTATTTCATCTCCATATTTATCAAAGATTTTCTTTTTTGGATTATTTATAATACTATTTCCATACTCATCAATAAATCCTTCAAACCCATCATAAGCAGGGGTGAAGTATCTGTAAAGTCCTGATTTAGTTCTATGTGTACCTAAAACTTTATCTTCTTGGTCTGAATCATCCCATATATCTTTAAATGCTTTACCTCCTTCTTCCATTTCATTTACTGTAGATGGTAAAAAAGCTTTACCAATAATCTTATTCCCTTGAGAAAGAGACGGTTTAACTATTTGCCAATTCTTTGAACAATCAGCTTCTAACCATTTACCACCCTCGTCTGAAATAAAAGTTTTTAATTTCTCTCCATCATATGAGTTATTCTTTGTATTTCTCCAATCTATCTGACTATCTAATGCTTCTGAGGCTTTAACCTGTTTATTATTCTTTGTAATTCTTTCCCCAGGCTTCTTAAACGATAGTACAGTTTTAGGAGAATCCGTTCCTTCAATAATAGGTTGAAAGAAATATGGTAACTTTCTAAAAATGTAAACAACCTTGTCAAAGAGCTTTTTAGCATCACTACCTGTCTTACTTAATATACCTCCATTAGAATTATATGAAAGTGTAATATCATGCAATACAATAGATGCCGCTTTCCAAGATGCTCCTTGTCTTCTATGTTTAGGCATTATAACACCAAAACTATGATTATCTTTTCTAGAAGCATCCCATACAAGAAAAAACCTTCTATCTCTATCCCAGTAATCTGGATATCCTATATCAATTTTACACCAATTTAAATAATAATAATGAGCTCCTGTTATATATGTAGCTATACCATTATTCATAAACCACACTCCATTTAACCTTCTATCAAACTCCTGTTCAATAAATTTACTTTTTTTAACTTCACTTAATGAATCCCATCTATCTGGAATTGGAGTTCTAGTCCACTTTTGATTCTTATTAGATTTATTATAACCTATAATAGAACTTTTCTTCGGCTTCTTAGGGATGTTAATTGGTATTCCTTGTATACTTTTTTCGTTCATATTTAATTTAATAATACAAATATAGTAAATTATTAGGAATTTACCCAGAATATAATTATATTTGTACAACAATCAATCTTTTAATAATTAAAAAAATAAACAAATGGCAAATTTTATAAGTCTGAGCGTTTGGTCAAGAGATGGGAAAACCCTTGGTAGTTATACAGGGAGTGGAGCATCTTTGAATGCAATCGGACAAGAAATGGGATTCAACACTGAGCATATTATTTATGGAACAAATAAAGAATATGCACTAACAGATGTTACCGCAGCTAGTGATGCTGCTGAAACAATCACAATCGTAGCTCATGGTCTAGCAATAAACGACCGCATTTTATTTCGGGATTCAGGAGATGGTACTCCTTCAAATGTTACTGCTGAATTAATTTATGCAGTAATTGAAGTTCCTACAGTGGATACAATTAAAATATCAACCTCTGAAGCAGGAAGTGGAGTTGGTATAGGTGCTAATTTTACCGATACATGTAAAGCATTTAAAGTTAGAGGAATAGTTAAATATGCAGATAGAATGTCATCTGCTCGTCCTGTTGATATTGAAACAGTTGAAACATGTTCTGGAACACCAGCTATTTCAATAGCAGCATTATCTAATCAATTAATGAGTGTAAATGTAGAAACTAAAAATGGAGTATCCACAGGAACAACAGTTGAAAATATGATGATTAATCTTGATAGAGCTATATTAGTTTATGAAGATGGAAGTGGTTCAAATGATTTCTGGATGTGGTATGATGCTTCAAATACTAATCACGCAGGATTTGATAGTCCATTTGTTGATTTTCTACAAATCAATGAAGATTTTGGAGATGGAACAACAGTGACTTACTTTATAGACCATATTGGTGGAAAAGGAGGTCCTGAAAGTCTTTTAAGTTTAACTGTTAACGGAAATACAGTTAGCTTCCCAGATGTTTCTGCTTCTGGATTACTTAGATTAAAGAATGTTATAAGTGCTTATGAAAGTGGAGGAGATACTTATCTTCTTATGAAAGGTTCTGGTAAGAATGGACTTGACACATTAGTAATTGATGATTCTTTATCAAATGTAGTAGGGTCAACTGAAGCATCACAAACAACATAATTCTTAATTAAATAAAATTAAAAAGTCCATTTAATATGGCAAAACAAACGAACTACCCTTGATAGAAATATCAGGGGTATGTTTTATTAATAACTTTTTATTAACTAAAAAAACAAAAAAATGGAAAATGTATTTAACATGGTAAACAATTTCTTTGGTAAAATGACAACACTATTAGTAGGATTATTATCCTTTGGTATTATTGCGGAAGTTTTATTCGGGAGTCCAGTATTTGGAATGTCTGTAATTGAAAACGTAATGGATTTAATTAAGATGTTCGGAGATAATGGAGTGGTAGGACTTATAGCTCTTGTAGTTATGTATCAACTTCTAGAAAAGAAATAACTAAAGTTAAATGTTAAAAGAAAAGGGACTTTATGTCCCTTTTTTTATTTTTTTACTTTTTTGATTTCTATTAAGTCTTGACACTTCTCGTATTCTTCTAGGTATATAAAGTGGTCTAGAAGTGTGTCTATTATTTCATCTTCATTAAGATTAGGGTCTTCTGGGTCAAATATAAGTCCAAATCCCTTGATTGTTGATAAATCAAGTAATTCAGCAAATGTAATTTGATTTGTAATAAGTAGATATGAATAATGCATTGTATTATTTATAATCTCTTCTCTATGTTGGAAATCATCTAATTTATCTAATGGTCTTTTCATTTTGCAAATTTTTCAGCGGCACCACCTTTAAAGTGGTTATCCTTATTATTATCCTCTTGTACTTGTTCTCCTTTCATTTTGTTATCTAAATGCACAAGAGCTGTTAACATTTCTTGAGCATCCATAAATGCTTTCTTCTTAGACTCTAATGCAGATTTTCTTCTCTCATCAGCTACATCATCAGCTATAGGTCTTCTAACATCTGCTATTAATGTAGATATTCCTTCTTTAGCAGCGTCTACAAGTTGACTACTTGTTTCCTCTACATACAATTGTATTTCTGTTTTCTTTTCCATTATCCTAAAACGCACATAGCATTACTATTTCTCATCCTATAAAAGTGTTTATCGTTAATTTTCATTTTATAATTTGAGTTCTTTTCAAAAAGAATTTTATCTCCTATATTGAAACCTTCGGTGAATTGATTCGTATATCTAACTATACCTCTATCTATTAACTCTTCTTGTTTTGTTTTTGTTATAATACCTGATTCTGAAACTATATCTTCATCTTTAACTGGCTCCACAAAAATAAAATCCATTAACATAGTTATCTTACCATCTCTTTCATAAGCATATATTTGGTCTATATCACATTTATAATACTTATCTCCTTCTATTTCAACAGCTTTATCTATTACAAGATGATGTATAAATACCTTATCTCCTTTTTGTAAATCTATATTATCCTTAACTCTCTTATCTGGATTTGGAGGTATATGTCTTACTATACCATGTTGTCTAGCATGCCATAGTCTATCTAAATCTGTATCTAACCATAGTTCAGTGCCGTTAGACATCTTATATTTATCTTCTGTTTCTGTTTCTAGTTCTATAAGAACTACATTACCCATTGCACTTTTTATCATGATATTTGTTTTTCAATTCCTAATTCATATTCTGGTACACACTTATTCCCAGGTATTGATTTCCATAATCTAGTATATTTCTCACCACTTGGGACTACATATATATTATATCTAGCTTCTTGATAGTGTTCTGAGTACGCTTTATCAAATGTAATATCTACAATTTTCAAAGCTCCTTTTGCTATTGTTTGTCCTCTAAGATACGTTATATCTCTATCTCCTGCGGAAACAATAACCTTTCTTATTAAACCTTCAGCTATATCCATTTTAATTTATTTTAATTATTACCATTTTTCTTTAGGACATTTTTCTACATCCCATTTTGCCTTCACCGACATTATACATCCACAAACAGAACAACTTCCATTCTTTTTATCAAGGAGTTCACAATTATCACATATAGTAAGACGTTCTTTATACTTATCTTCTGATGTATTTTTAAATCCAGATTTAGTATACTCTACTATTGATTTACTTAGATTCCAAGCTTGATGTATTATGCTGGGTTTTTTCATTTTTAATTTAATTTATAATACAAATATAAGAAAATTATTTAAAAGAATATGTTTTGTTAGTAAATAGTTTTTCACTATATTTGTAAAATAAAAATAATAAAAATTAAAAATTATGTCAGACCCATGTCGTTCAATGAGAGAAAGTAAACGTAAAAAAGAAGATGATATAAGACTTCTTAAAAAAAAACTAAATGATTCAACTGTTAGTGGAGAGGTTAATAAGTCTGTACAAGAAGATATTTATACTGCTGAGCAAGCTATCAAACAATTAAGAATTGATATCAAAGCTTGTATGAAAAAGAATAAGAAAACAAAATCAACAGAAAGTAAAGCAACAGAAAAACCAGGAGTTGGAGCAGTGAAGAAGACTAGTCAAACTTCAGAAAGTCTTGACACTTCTTATAATGAACCATCTCATGGTACAGGAACTAGAAAACAAATATCATAATGGTAAAAAGAAAGAAAAAGAAACCAGTAAAAAAAGGATACTAATGGGATGTGGTTGTAGTAAATTATGCCCTAAGTGTCGTAAAAGAAAGAATAATTGTACTTGTAATAAGTAATTATGCCTAGAGATTATAAAAAAGAATATCGTAACGAAAAGAAGTCTAGGCGTAAAAGACGTGTACTTCTTAATAAGTACAATAGAGAAAAAGGTACATATGGTAATGGAGATGGTAAAGACGCTTCTCATTGTGGAGGTAAGATAACAGGATTCGTTAAAGCTTCTATAAATAGAGGTAAGAAAGGAGAGGGAGGTAGAAAGAAAGGAGTTAAACATAACTATCCAAAAAATAGAAAATCACCAGGAACAGGAACTAGAAAGTCTACTTCCACTGGTACAAGAAGTTAAATAAATAATAACAAATAAATAAAAATTAGAAATTATGCCAGAAAATAGAGATGGACAAAGTTCAATGGACAACGCTCAATATGAAGAATCAAGTGGAGGGTCAAGAAAATCAGGAGGTAAATGCGACCAAGTTAAAAAACAAATTATGCAAATAGCTCAAAGTGGAGATATGGAAAAGTTAGTTGAAGCTTTAAAGCAAGCTATTAAAATGAAATGTATGACTCAAGAAGAAGCTCAAGCCTTAATGAAAAAAGTTCAAGGAGGAGCTCAAGGAGGAGGTAAAGGTGCACCACCTCAAGCATAGTAAATAAAAAATTAAAAAACTAAATAATATGGAGATTAAAGACGAAATAGTAAGATTAAGAGCTCAGATAGCTAAACTACAAGAACATCTAAAGAACTCTAAAGGTGCTGAAAAAGCAGAGATACAAAAACATATAAATAAATATCAAAATGAATTAAATGCGTTATTAGCTGCAAACCCACATAATGATGGTACGGGTAGACCGCCTATACCTCCAAAGAAGACATCTGAGAAGACATCTGAGAAGACATCTGATGAGTGTAAAAATGCGTGGTATAACTATTACAAATGTATGGGAGACTGTAAAAGCCAAGGAAAAGACTGTAGTGGTTGTAAAAAACCAACTTGTCCTGACCCAAGTTAATAGCTCAATTAAACACTTCTAAGACACTTTAAGATACAAAGGGGTATACAACCCCCAGAAATACAAGATAACTCCTTAAATAGGGGTTATTTTTGTTTATACACCTATATGGGTGGGGTGTCTTATATACCAAATGGGTACTGTCGTTACTTTCTTTCTTATTTTTAATTCTTTCTTTGTAGTGCTACTAAGTATATATAAACTATATATATATATAACATATAATATATAGTATTACCAAGGTATATACGTTGGTATAAAAAAGGTATTAGTTCTGCTTGGGGATGGGACAATATACAGAACCGTAGCGAATTAATACTAACTAAAAACGGAATGCGTCGCAGGGGTTAGTGTGATATGGAATATATCAATATAGTATTGTATCGTTTCCTCAATGCGAACGAGCGACGGCGCGAGCGCGGACATGTCCACAGATACAAATATAATTTGTTATGCGCGCATAGTATTATCATATATTATATATATATATTATATCATTGTATATATATTTTATTTATGTACATAGATATATTTATTTATTTAGAATGATTATAAATAACATATCATATATTATTTAGAATTAATCTATATAACTATTTTAATTTAGACTAAGTCTAAATAGATGAGCATTAATAACTGTTCATAAGTTTCTAATAACTAATTGTATAATTGTTTGGTCATGTTATTTAATTTGTTATAGGTCTTGAATTACGTTCATCAGTG